CTCTTCTATGGTAAACTTTGCTAGATGTAAGTGTCTTGGTGCAAATGTTCTACGTGGTGCTGATCAGAAACCTTGGGATGGTAAACTTCAGTATGATTATCAACTCTGGATTGATAATGACATTGTTTTTAATGTGGATAAGTTCTGGCAGCTTGCTGATCTTGCCATTCCTGCTGAAGGTGACGAAAGACAGATCGCAGCAGGTTGGTATGCTACAGAGGATGGACATACTACATCAGTTGCTCATTGGTTAGAAGAGGAAGACTTCCGTAAGAACGGCGGAGTTATGAATCACGAGACCGTTGAATCTATGGGCAAACGCAACAAGCCTTTCACAGTTGACTACACAGGTTTTGGATGGGTCTTGATTAAGAAGGGTGTCTTTGAGGATATGGAATACCCTTGGTTTGCTCCTAAGATGCAAATCTTTGAGTCAGGTGCAGTTCAGGATATGTGTGGTGAGGACGTGTCTTTCTGCCTTGACGCAAAGGAAATGGGTATTGAGACATGGTGCGACCCTCGCATACGTGTAGGGCATGAAAAGACAAGGGTTATTTAAGATGTCGGTGAATTCCCAACTCAGATCCGAAGAGTTATGGGATTTATCCGCAGAGATACTCACCGAACTTTCTCGTAGGGATGGAGTTTCTTACAGAGTTAAGGCAACCGATGAGTCAGTACAACGTAAATTAGAGGAAATTAATTAATGCCAATGCTTTCTAACATAACCGATGGTGGTTATCAGAAGTCTCGTCCGAAAAAGACTCGTCAAGGCCGCTCGGCTCGAACGCTACTATCCGCAACGTCTCGTAATAAGGCAAAAAAACCTTACCGAGGACAAGGAAAATGATGAAGGAGGGTTAAGTCCCTCCTTTTTTTATGTTAAATAGTAAAAACATACCAAAATTATGGAAAACTCCAAGAAAAAAATGCTAAGAGAGGTATCTTACGACCGTCTTACACCTAAAAAACGTGATGATCTAGTCCAAAGTGAGATATTTGGTGATTTTGAGGAGGATGGATTGGATTATGAAGTGGATGCAATGACTCTTACAGAATAAGAGTATACAATCCTTAATAAATAAACAATAATTGGTGTATTAATGTGCCTTTAGAACGGGTTAGTCAAGGATTTAAAGATCTTAGTATGACATTTCAGTCTAATCCACTGAATGATGACCTGATTGCGCTTAAAAATGCGAACGCAATTGCACGTTCTGTAAGAAATATTGTTTTTACATTACCTGGAGAGAAGTTTTTTGAACCAACTTTCGGTTCTAGGATTACTGAATCACTATTTGAGAACATTGATGACATCACAGCAGCCATTATTGTTGATGAATTACGTGAATCTATAGAAAACTTTGAACCAAGAGTGCAATTGATCGATGTGAAAGCATTTCCAGACTATGATAATAACACTTTTGATGTAACTATAGTATATGAGATCATCGGAATTGAAATTCCAGCACAAGAATTACAATTTGTATTGCAGTCAAGTAGGTAAAAATGCCATTAGCTAATTTCTCTAACTTGGATTTTGACCAAGTTAAGACAACTTTACAAGAATATCTAAAGTCGAACTCGAATTTTACCGATTATGACTTTGAAGGATCCAACCTTTCAACGCTTTTAGATGTTCTGGCATACAATACTTACATTACTTCTTATAATGCGAACATGATCACCAATGAGGTGTTCATTGATACTGCAACTTTAAGGGAAAACATCGTTTCGTTAGCAAGAAATATAGGTTATGTACCCCGTCCTAGACAAGCAGCAAGGGCAACGGTATCATTTTTCGTAAATACCAGTGGAATTACACCTTCACCTGCTACATTAACCCTTAAGAAGGGTCCTGTGGCAGCATCATCAAGTGCTTTTGGTGGTCAATCCTTTGTTTTTTCAATTTTAAGTGATATTACAGTTCCAGTTTTTAACGGAATTGCAGAATTTAACGATGTTGAGGTTTTTGAAGGTACATTATTGACACAAACCTTTACATATTCATCAAGAATTCCAAATCAGAAATTTATTTTACCAAATATTGGAGTTGATACAGATTTAATCACAGTTTCTGTACGTCCAAACGAAGCATCTACAACAGAAACAAAATATAGTGTTCAAAATAGTCTTTTTGACGTAAAATCTGACTCAAAAGTTTATTATTTACAAGAAATAGAAGATGAGAGATATCAAATATTCTTTGGAGATGGAATTTTTGGAAAAGAACTCGAAGATGGTAACTTTATAACCATTAATTACATCACTTCTGCTGGAGATTCTGCAAATGGACTAAGTTCTTTCAATTTTGCAGGTAGAATTGAGTATACACGTAATGCTTCCACTTATACTATCAGTTCTGGCATCTCTTTAATGACTACTGGACTCTCTGCATCGGGTGGAGAGACAATTGAGTCTGTAGAATCGGTTAGAAAGTTTGCTCCAAGGATTTATTCATCTCAAAATAGAGCAGTTACGTCAAATGACTACGAATCTTTGATTCCAGCAAGGATTTATCCTGAAACTGAGTCAATTTCCGTTTTTGGAGGTGAAGATTTGATTCCTCCTCAATTTGGAAAGGTCTTTATTAGCATAAAACCAAGAACTGGTGACTTTTTACCAAGTTTGATCAAAGAAAAGATAAAATTAAAGTTGAAAAAGTATGCAGTTGCAGGAATTGTACCTGAAATACTTGATTTGAAGTATTTGTACCTTGAAGTTAACTCAAAAATCTATTTTAACACTAATCTTGCTCCAAACGCAGCATATGTATCTACCTTAGTTCAAGGTAATGCTGAAAAATATGCTGAATCTTCTGATATGAACAAATATGGTGCTAGATTCAAATATAGTAAGTTCTTAAATATCATCGATCAGAGTAATGAAGCAATAACTTCCAATATTACGACTGTTTATATAAGAAGAGACATTAGAGCAGTTCTAAATGCCTTTGCAGAGTACCAAATTGGTTTTGGTAATGAATTTCATATTAAGAGTATGAGTGGATATAATATTAAGTCATCTGCATTTAAAATAGCTGGAGTAATGGATGATGTTTATATTTCAGATATACCAAATACCAATAGATTAACTGGATCTCTATTTTTATTCTCTCTTCCTTCAATAGATTCACAATCTCCTACTATTATTAAAAGAAATGTGGGAACTATCGATTATAAGAGTGGAGTTGTTACTATTAATCCAATTAATGTTCAATCTGGAATGATAAAGGATGGACAGACGATTATTGAGATTTCAGCATGTCCTCTCTCTAATGATGTTATCGGATTACAGGATCTTTATTTGCAACTAGATATAAGTAATAGTAATTTTGAAACTGTAGTTGATGAAATTGCTTCTGGATTAGATCCATCTGGTTCAAATTATATTACCTCTTCAAGTTATGCTAATGGCAATTTAGTCCGTGCAGGAGGTCGGAATAGTGACATAACAACAACTACTACATCCTCTGCGGTTCCTAGCACTAGTGGTGGTGGTGCAACCACTCCCTCATCTTTCTCTGGCACATCTGCTGCTTCATCCTACTAAGAATAGAAATATCCAATGACAACAAAAAGAGTCAAGTTTAGTAACATAGTTCAGAACCAGCTTCCTGGATATGTAAAATCCGATTATCCTTTAGTCGCAGAGTTTTTAAAATCATATTATCAGGGTCAGGAATATCAAGGTGGTCCTATTGACTTAGTTAGTAATATTGACCAATATGTAAAAATTGATAATCTTACTAATCTTACATATTCTGTTGGTTTAGGTGCAACTGTTGGAATTGCTAGTGATGCAATTGATATTGATATGCAAAACTATCCAACAGGAACTTTGGGTTTCCCAGATTCTTATGGATTATTAAAAATTAATGATGAGATTATTACATACACTGGAATAACTACTTTTGGGTTTACAGGATGCGTTAGAGGATTTAGTGGTGTTACTTCATATAGAAGTCCTACTAATGCTGAAGAATTAGTTTTTGAATCTACAACGGCAGAGCAACATGCTAAAGGATCAACTATAGAAAATTTAAGTTGTCTCTTCCTTAAAGAATTTTTAACTAAAACAAAACATCAAATTACACCAGGTTTAGAAGGAAGACAACTTACAGACAAATTAAATCAAGAAGTTTTTCTAAAACAATCAAAAGACTTTTATTTAAGTAAAGGTACTGATAGAGGTTTTGAAATTTTATTTAAAGCATTATATAACGAAAAAGTTAATATTATTAGACCTCGTGATTTCCTTTTTACACCATCTAATGCTAACTATAAAATTACAAGAGATTTTGTTGTAGAACCTATTACAGGTGATCCAATGAATTTGGAGTTATCTACTTTATTCCAAGATGAATATGAAGGTTCTGACTTAGAGAAGGCATATGCTCCTATAACTCACGTAGAAAAGATTGCAGTGGGTGTTGGAGAGACATTCTATAAGTTTAGTGTAGATGCTGGTTATAATAGAGACTCAAGGGTTGAAGGTGCTACTTATGGTACATTTAATACTCATCCCAGAACTAGAATAGTTGGTGCAGTAGCAGCAGGAGCTACTACTTTTGATGTTGACTCAACAGTTGGGTTTGCAACAGATGGAGAACTCCATTGGAGATATATTGATGGTACTGTAGGAGTAAGTTCATATACATCTAAAAACTTAACTCAATTTTTTGGATTAAGTGGAATTGGTAAAACTATTACAAGTGCAGAATCGGTTGGTATTAATACTTTTGCATATGGACAATCAGTAGTTAATCCAGATGAAACTATTGAAGTTAGAATTACTTCTGTTGTTCATAATTTAGAATATGATAGATCAAGTTGTCTTTATGGTAGTGGAGATAGTATAAAAATTAAATCTTTGGGAATTGGTAATACTGATTATCGATTATCCAATTGGTTTTATAATGTTTCACCAACATATAAAGTAAAGCAATTAGGACTAATAGACGTTTCAGACTTTACTTACGAAGTCTTTACTGATGTTGATCATGGATTTAAAGTAGGAGATAGAGCTGTTCTTTCTCGATCTGCAGATGCAAGAACTGCTTATCCACCATCTCTTATAAGTCAAATAACATCTTCTAAATCTTTCATTATGAAAGAGCAAGGAGAAATTGATGTTACTCGTTATCTTGAGGATAATCCTTATATTATTGAAAGAAAAATTGCAAAAGTAAATGCATTAAACTTCCCTGAAGCATCTGTATTTTCTAGTGATGTTCAGAACGTTTATAAGGAAAGAGCAGAAGATAAACTTTTAATTACATCTCCATCTATTCCATCATATGATAGTTCCTCTTTGGGTGTTAATGCTAACAGAATTATCTTTAATGGAAGTTTTGAGGGAGATACATTTAACATAATTGCAGATGCTACTACTCCTGTTGGTGTACCTATTTTTGATCATGGTTACTACACTGGAGATGCGATTTATTATACACCACAGATAATCAATGAAATTTATGTAGACACTACTAGTGGTACTAAATTAGATAATTATGTAATTAAATCTGAACTATTTCCAAATTCAGAAGGTCTTTATTTTGTTAAACGAGTAGATGCAAATAGCATTAAACTTGCAAAAAGTAGATCTGATCTTTACTTTGAAAATTATGTATCTCTTGATAATGTTGGAATTGTAACAGATAATAGAATTGAACCATTTAGTTTCCATGAAGAGACTTTAAAATCTCAAAAACTTGTAAGATCAATTAATCCACCAATTAATACTGGAACCATATATGAGACTACTCCAGGTACTACTGGTATTCTTGCAAATGGTGTAGAAATTCTAAATTACAAATCTTATGATAAAATTACTTATGGAGAAATTACAGGTATAGATGTTCTTGGTGGTGGTAAAGGATATGATGTAATAAATCCTCCTATTGCTAGAATTGCTGATGCTGTTGGAACAGGTGCTACAGGATGTGTTGCAGTTAAAGGAACGTTACAAGATATAAGACTTATAGATGCTGGATTTGCATATGAAGAAACTCCTGTAGTGACAATTACTGGAGGAAATGGTAAAGGTGCGACTGTTGGTGTAAATATGCAATCAGTTGCACATTCTGTTCCTTTCTTCTCCAATTCTAGTAAAGTTGGACTGGGAACAACAGGAGATTTACCATCTACAATTGGATTCTCAACTTATCATAAATTTGCGAATGGTGAGAGAGTAGTATATGACACAAAAGGGCAAAGTATAATTGCTGGACTATCAAGTGATGCAAGTTATTATGCTTCTGTAGTTGGAACTGGTGGAACTGTAATACGACTTCATACTACACAAGCAGGTGCTTTAGCAGGAATTCAAACTGCTGTTCTTACTGCTCGTGGTGATGGTGTACAATTTATAAAGTCTTATAATACAAAATCTATTGTTGAATCTATTAATGTACTTACATCTGGATCTGGTTATGAAAATAAAAAGAGAACAGTTCAACCTGCAGGAATTAATACATCTTCAGATCAAATAAAAATTGAAAATCATGATTATAAGAATGGAGAAATTATTAATTATACTTGTACAGGAACACCTATTACAGGATTAGCAACTGCTACAGATTATTATGTTTGTTTTGTTGATCATGATCACTTTAAGTTAACAAGTGTTGGTGTAGGAACTACTGCTAAAGATTTTTATTATAAAACAAAACAATTCCGTGATTTGACTTATATTGGTGTAGGAACTCATCAATTTAATTATCCTCCTATTGATGTATCTTTAACTGGAAGGGTTGGAGTAACATCTGTAGGAACAGAAACTTTTGAGGCTAAAATACAACCAATATTCAGAGGAGAAGTTACATCTATTCATTTAATTGATAAAGGTGTTGGATATGGATCTTCTGAGGTTATTAATTTTGATAGAGAACCTGATGTAAGTTTATCTGCTGGTACTGGAGCTGAACTTATCCCTATTGTTAATAGTGGATCTATTACTGAAGTATATGTTAAACATAAAGGTAAAGATTATCTTGCTCCTCCTGATCTTCAAATAGATGGACCTGGTTTTGGTGCTATTTTAACTCCTATTCTAAAAACTGTGGGAGTTGGAACTACAGCAACTTATCTTTTAGAAGAAGTAAAAGTTCTTAATAAAGGTGCTGGATATGGAACATCAACTACATCTATTACAGTTCTTTCACCTGGATCTGAAGTAAAACTTCGTACTAATGTTCAACAATGGACTATAAATTTATTTGAGAAGTATTATCAAGGTGAGCAAATAACCTCTGATGATGGAATTATTGTAAATGGATTGAATAGAGGTTATGGACTTCAATATACACACTTATATGCTCCCAGGAAACTCAGAGAGGGCATGTATGCGACGAATCAAGAGGGAGTGTCATTATATGGTCAACCCGACTTAAAACGTGTTAACGGGCAAGAAATTGAGTCTCCAGATCATTCTCCAATTATTGGTTGGGCATATGATGGAAATCCGATTTATGGTCCTTATGGTTATGTTAAGAAAGAAGGTGGATCTGTAACTCAGATGAAATCTGGTTATGTTGAAGAATCTGCAAGTAAAGAAAATAGACCACCATTAACTGTTTTTGGACCAGGATTCTTTGTAGAAGATTTTACATATAAAGAGAAAACTGACGAAACTGTTTTAGATGGTAATAATGGAAGATTCTGTATTACTCCACAATATCCAAATGGAGTATATGCATATTTTGCAACTATTAGCAATTCAGGTGCTGAACAAGGAGGACAATTTAATAGTTACAAATTACCAGTATTCCCTTATCTTTTAGGTGATAATTATCAGTCAACTCCTGATGAGTTCAACTTTACTCAATATTCTAATCAAGATGATTACCTATTGACTAAAGGAAAACTTAGAAAAGAAATGACTCAGGCTGATGTTAAAGAAGAGTCTACATGGAGCACTAGTTTCTATAGAAATACTGCACCTTATAATTTGATTGAAGGTGATGAACAGTATCAATATATGCCTCTTCCAAATAAATTGAAACAGCATATAGATCTTAAAGGGGTTTCTCCAGGAGTTGTTGAGAGTATTGGAATTACCACTGGTGGAAAAAATTATGAAGTTGGTGATAGTGTAGTATTCAATAATGAAGGAACTAGTGGTGGTAAGGCTGCTGCTTCAGTATCACGTCTTGTTGGTAAAAGTGTTACTGAGGTTAGTGTTGCTACAAGTTCAATAAGCGGATTAGAAGTTTATCCAGGTCCACAAAAAGGTTATTACACTCTTGTGAATGATGAACCTATTGGTTGGATGAATATGGATATTATAAATGTCACTGGATTATCCACAACTTCATCTAAAATTGAAGGAACCTATAATGTAGGCATAACATCTAATCGTTTAGTTGTAACTGGTTTAGGAACTACTGCAGTTGCTATTGGAACTGATGGTGCTACTGGAATAGTTACTCACTTTACAGTTCAAGGTGATTTAAAATTCCCAGCTATCAGACCTAATGATATTTTAGGTATAGGAACCGAAACAGTTAAGGTATTGAATATAGAACCTAATCTTGGTAAAGTAAGGGTTCTAAGGGGTTACAACGGGGTTACAGGAGTCTCTCATACTGTTACATCTATATTGCTCGAACAACCTCGTAAAGTTGTTGTTCAGGCTGGAATTAACTCCAGTTATGAATGGAAACAAAATACCCAGATATACTTTGAACCCAAAGAAACTGTTGGTATAAACACTCTATCTGGTGTCGGTATTGGTAGTACACTTAGGTTCGCAAATCCTGGTGTTGGTCTCACAATGCTTTATGTGAAGACTAAAGAAATGTATCTTCCTGATCATAATTTGATAACGGGTGATAAGTTAACTTACTCTCCTGGTAATGGAACAGGTATTAAAATATTTGAGGATGGTAAAGCTGGTTCTGTTGGAGAAAGAACTTTAGTAAATGGACAAACTTTATTTGCAGCAGTTGTTAATAAAGACATACTTGGTCTATCCACTTGTAGGGTAGGTTTAGGTACTACGGGTACTTTTGTGGGCATTGCAAGCACACAGAGGGACTCTACAACGTTCTTCTTTGCAGGAATAGGAACTGGAGTATACCACAGTCTTAAGACAAATTATAATGTTATTACGGGTGAAATTAATAGAACTAAGGTTACTGTTTCTACGGGAGAAACTCATGGTCTATTAAATGACCAGCAAGTGTTCATGAATGTTAGTCCAGGTATAGACACTTCAATTGTAGTGAAATATAATGATTTTAATAGAAATGTAATAATCAATCCTAAGACGTTTGCAGCATCGGGTGTAAACACAACCACTAATGAATTAACTATAACAAATCATGGATATAAGACAGGTGATAAAGTTATTCATACTGTAGGTGTAGCATCTGCTGTACCTGGTGGTTTAACGGATAATGACATATATTACATTGTTAGAATTGATGATAATACATTTAAATTATCTCCTACTTATCATGAGTCAACTGAATCTAAACCACCAATAGTTGGAATTACAAGTGCTGGTGATGGAGGAACAATTAATCCAATAAATCCTAGAATAGAATTATATAAAGATTGTAGTGCTGTATTTGATGTTTCTGATTCATCTTTATCTTATGTAAATCAAGCAACAACTTACTCTGCATTTAAACTAACTTTCTATAAGGATGAAAACTTTACTAAGATTTGGGATACTTCTACATTAACAAAAGACTTTAATGTTGTAAGAAGTGGAGCTGCTGGTATCACAACAAATGCTAGTGTTACTTTAAAGGTAACAAAAGAAGTTCCTCATGAATTATTCTATAGATTAGAACCTCTTTATGATAGTAATCTTCCTGATGTAAAGAAAGAAATTACTGTAGATGAAGATGTTATATCTGGAAGTCAGGTAGAAATTTTAGAAAGTTTGTATAATGAGGGTGGAGAAAATGGTCAAAGGATTACCATAGCTGCTACTAATCAATTTACTTATACTTTATCAAGGATTCCAGAAAGAGCATCATATGGATCATTATCTGCTTTAACTTATGAAACTACCAGTGATAGTGCATATGGTGAAATAGCTGAATTTGAAATAAAAAATCCAGGAGAAAATTATTATAGTCTTCCTGGAATTACAACTATTAAGAGTGCTTTAGGAACTAATGCAATTATTTCTGGAGTTAGTACCTCTATTGGTAAGATTAGAACAGTAACTCTTTCAGATATTGGATATGATTTCCCATCTGACCCAACCTTAATGCCATCAGCTGCAATGCCTCAAATCATTCAGTTAGATGCTCTTAAATCTGTTCAAAAGGTTGGAGTAACTTCTTTTGGTAGAGGTTATAATGCTAATCCTGATTTAGTTGTAATTGATGGATTTACTGGTAAACCAGTTTTAGATCTTGATTTATCTTATGAACTTGGAAATCCGAATGTAGAGATTTTACAAAATACATTTGGTATGCACGATGCACCTCCTACTGTAGTTCCTATACACAATAGTAATGGTGTTGGTATTAGTACTATTGGATTTAATACCACCAGTAAAGATGTAACAGTTGAATTAAATGTTGGATATAGTACTGCTGATACCTTCCCATTCTCAGTTGGAGAATTGGTATTTATTGAAGGTATCTCTGTAGGTGTGGGATCAACAGGAAGAGGATATAATTCTGCTGAATATGATTATAAACTCTTTAATTTAACTGGTATTCATGAAAATTATGGTGGTATTGGAAGTATCACTTATAATCTTACCGACTTCTTTGGAGATTTAGCACCTGAACTTACACCAGGTCAATTTGATTTTGTTAACTCTGCAGGAAGAATTGTTTCTCAGAAAAATTTCCCAACGTTTAGAATTGATCTTACGGATTCAAGTGACTATGTTGAGGGAGAAACCGTTACAGGTACATTAAGTAGTACTACAGGAGTAGTTGAATCTTGGAGTCCTAATACAGGAATTCTAAGAATTTCTGCACAGAAAGAATTTGTAGTTGGTGATATTATTGTTGGAAGTGCTTCTGGAGTTGAAGGAGTTGCTTCATCTATTAAATCCTTTGATGCGTATCTCACATTAGGTGCTACTGCTAGAATTGAAGGTGGTTGGGAAACAGAATCTGGATTCTTTAATAGAACTTTACAA